AACAAACGCATCTTAATCTTTTCAGCGTAGACATCATTGCCATCTACGTTTGCCATAAAGAATGATCCAGCCGATATGATATCGACATTCATTGTCTTACCATTAACCTCTGCCTTACCCTTGATAGGCTGGCTATGGATTTTAATACGGGCAAGACTACTCTTGTTCTCACCTGTATCAGCAGCCATGCCTAGCATCTGTGCCATAGCTGCATAGTTGTTAGAATTAATTACTGCAAGTTCAGTCATATATAAATACTCCTTTCGTATAATTTAGAAGCGTAGTTGTATCACACAACGTCTTTGGTGTCAAGCCAATTCTCACCAATTTTTGCTTCCAGTTCTAGTGGTACGTTAAACACAATACCCCATCTCATTGTAATCAAACCAGGAAGATCAGTATTAGTTTTGTTAATAATATCAATCACCTGACGTTCTTCGTTTGGATGCACATCCACTACAATACTATCATGCACACTGTTTACAACGCATGACTCCATTCCCACCAACAACTTATCAATATGCAACAAAGCAATAGGCACGATATCTGCTGTAGCAAATGACTGCACAGGATAGTTCTTGATCTGTGTAAAGTTTGTTATCTTGCCACTCTCAAGTCGTTGTACCCCTTCAAACTTAAACTGACGACCAGAGGGTGTAGTAATCATCTCTGTAGTTAGAGCCTCTTTAGCCAGTCTGGTATGCCAATCTGCGATGCCTTTATATTTCTCCGTGAAGTGTGTGTAGTATTCTGCTTCCGCTGTTGTTCTGCCGAATCCCGTTGCGCCATATAACGGCGCGAAAGTATGCGCTTTCGCAGTCTGTCTGTCCGTAGGCTGACCAGCATTGGTAATAACTTCAGCGGTGTATGAGTGTACATCAAATCCAGTAGACACTTCTTCAATTGCTACTCCATCTTGTGATAGGAATGCAGCAGCCCTAAACTCCAGTTGGGCAAAGTCTGCTTCCAATACTTTACCATCAGGCCAACGAGATACAAACACCTTCTTGACAGGGAACGTACCACCACGTGGCATGTTCTGCATGTTGGGGTCTGCACCCGATAGACGACCTGTGGCTGTCCTATGTTGCAACAGTCTGACATGCAACTTGCCATCTTGTTTAGTGTGAGTACGTATGCCTTCAACAAAGGATGAGAGATATGTATCCACAGCCGACAGCCTACGCACCTTAGACAAGAACGATACTGCATCGTCCATACCTTTACTACGCGCTGCCTTCTCTAGCATTTCAAGGTTACCCTTGCTGGTGCTAAAACCATTTGCACTTGCCCACTTAGCATTAGGTGGCATAAACTTTAAGCCAGCTACCTTGTCAGTGGCTTTGTATAGATAGCCACTAGCTGCACAAGTAACACACTTATGTGTCTTGGCAAATGGTGTACCATCTTTCTTTGTCTTGCGAATGTATCCCGTACCACGACAGTCGTTACACTGTTCAGCATACGTCTTGTACATGCGTTCTGTTTGACTGCGTATCAAGTCCTTGAAGGGTGTATCCCTCATGTATGGCTCAATAGTATTTGACCACCGTGTTTTGTCCTTGACTTTACGACTGTAGATTACCCAAGACAATTGCTCTGGGCTGTTGAGATTGATAGGCGTGTCACCCATTATGTCACGAATGTGTTCTTGTAGGCTGTCAATAAGTTGACGCTTCTCCTCTTCAAATTCTTGACGCACTGTATCTAAAGCATTCAAGTCCACAGCAAAGCCACGCTGATAAATACGGGCAAGGCATACAGCGACTTGGTTCGTCAGGTCCACTGTACCACGCAATCCAATATCTTCTTGCTTGTTTAATCGTAGCATCAGCCTATCTGCCAGTTGTTGTGTAGCATGTATGTCAGCAGACAAATATTCGCACAACTCTGCATGTGGTATGTCACTGGTGCTGTAACCCTTCTTGAAGTATTCTTTCAGTGTGTCTTGCTTCTTTGTATCCAACTCGTAGCGTTCAGAGCATGCCTCAAGTGACAGAGGTTCTTTAACTCCACGTTGCATGACGTACTCTGCCAGCATTGTATCAAACACAGGACCATCATACGTGAAGCCGGACTCCCATAGCCACAGCAAATCATACGCAGCATTGTGACATATAAGTACAGTGGCTTCATCTAAGTAATCTTGAATAGCGCAAACTTCTTCATTGTACAGATACATATCGGATGGCGCATGATCTACGTCACTATGGTCAAACGTAGCTATGTATTCATCTCCCTTGTCTGTAAGTACACCAACCATGACCAATGAATTATTAGGTTCAAACGGATCAAGGTGCATCTTGCCGTCACGCTTGGTGACAGTATTCTCTACATCGAGTGTCAGTTTCATATCTATACCTCGTATCTTCCTATTGTGTAATTCAGTTCACAATGTACCCTACCATGCCAGCCAGTCAGCTTGTTCTTGACTACGCATAGATGGCGTTGTGTGTCTTCTTCATCCTGCCCATCAACTTGTGGGTTCTTGGCAATCAGTACCATCAAGTCTGCCTCTGCTGCCTTACCTGTACGTGAACCCTCCATCATACTCTGGTTCAGTATTGTCTTACCCTCTGCCTCTGCACTTAGCTGTGACATGTAGAACACAGCACAATTATACTGCTTGGCAATCATCCTAGCGTAGATAGCATTAGCCTTCAGTGCTTCATCAGGACGTGAGTAGCCAGACATAGTAGCGAATTTATCGCCCATGTCAAGCACAATGATGTCAGGCTTGTACGATTTACACACACTCTCTACCCATGCCATGTCCCTACCTGTAGAATCCTTGATGCGAATCTTGTCATACACAGGACGATACAAGTCACGCGCTTTAGCTGGGTTGTTCTTTACTTCCCACATAGTTAGTCCCGTTGCTGCTGTCAGGTAACGTGCAGCTACACGATGATAGCTTTCCTCGTTACACAAGACAATGCAGTTGGCACCCTGATGTGCAAAACCTCCTGGACCAGCAATGATACTGGCATGGAATGATGTCTTACCTGTGTTCGGTCTGGCACCAATCTCAATCAGATGTCCATCGTTCACGCCCTCAACCTTGCGTGTCAAAGCAGGGATGTTGAATGTCCATCGTGCTTCCAAGTCATTCTTAGCAATGATAGTGTCGATAGATATGTCGTCCCATTCGATGTTCAGCTTGGGTGTAAAGTCCTCGCCATACTTTTCCAACAGTTGCTGTAAAGGCTCTAGGCTGGCCTTGTCACCGTTCACATAGTCGAACCCCAACTCTGCAATCTCTGCCCCTACAACCTGCTGAAACAGTCGGGAAAGTACCTCTCCTGCTACGTCGTTGCCTAGTGGGTCAGTGCGCTGGATGTTATTGAACAGGTTGTTGAACGACTCACGCTGTGCTGGTGTAATAGACGGGTTACTAGATATGAACAGGGCTTGCACTTCCTCTGGTGTGACAGTCCTGTCGTACCTGTCCATTGCAGTATCAACTGCCTTCTTAATCTTACGCACGTCTGCACTGAACAGTTTGTCAGGGCATCTAGCCCCACGATTGTTCTCGTAGAAGTCTTTGTTCATTAGACTTCGGACAAGAGATAATTCCATCAGTTCCATTGTGTTGCTCCTAATTGTTTCAGTTTGTCGATGTCTGTCGGGTTGCGATACTTTAAGTCTTTCTCAAGGCGTAACACCTTTACTTCTGGTATGTGACCACGCAACTCTTTCGCCATTGCGATAGTCTTTGGTAGTACGTCAGGGTCTAGTGCAACGATAGCTGCTGAGAACCGTGTGAGATAATGCTTGTGTTCTTCAAGCAATGTAGTACCTAGCAGTGCGACCCCGACAAACTTCTCACCACCAACTACTGATGCACTCACACAGTCCTCAACAACTACGGCGACATCCCCCCAGCCATAGGTATATGGGAGACCACCAAACCCATACCTTCGCCATTTAGGGAGTCGCTTTGTCAACGCCCGACCAGTAGCGTCAACAATCTTGTTCCTGTGTACGATAGGAAATACAACTCTGTCATCCTTTACATCGTATAGTAATCCCATTCTATCTACATCCAATCCCCATCCAGCACACCATCTATCCATGTAAACATTAGTGCGCTTAACTATGTACGGGGGTAATTCAAATTCTATTTCTTTCTCTTGCTGCTTACTCTTCATTCGCTTGATGTCATCTGGTGTAAGTCCAGTACGCTTACCACCACTGATACCACACGATGCCTTATAACAGTTCCATACAATGTTACCACTCATGTTAGATACAGTAAAAGTTTTGTATCCTTTACACACAGGGCAATCAATACGCTTAGATTCACCTATGTATAATACTATATCATCTATTATACTACTTAATGTATTATACATAGTATATATCCTCTTCTTGTTCGGCATCTAGTGTGCTTGTACCATGCTGGTTTCGTTTTGTCAATGCATAATTTGCAGCATCGTATGTATTTTTTATGTACGGCTTGACCGATTGTGGATTAGCATGTCCTGTAACCGACATGATTTGTCCTATTCCTACACCAGCCTGTACCATCTCTGTTGTGCCAGTACGTCGCAGGTCAGATAGTCGCAGAGTGTCGGGCAGTCCAGCACCCCGTATCAAGCTACGTCCATGCCGTGACATCTTGTACTTTGTGTACGGCAGATACTCACCATTGATAGGGTATGGACGTGGGGCAACATAATCCTGGAATCCAAAGTCTTCTCTCTGTTGCGTCAACATCTCATGCAAATCATCTGACATTGGTAGATACACCTCTGCCCTACGCTTTGACTGCAAGATATGTACACGCTTGTGTTCCATGTCTATGTTACTCCACTTTAACAGCCTCATGTCGCCCACTCGTTGGCACCATTCGTATGCCATGTGTGCAATCAATCCTAGATTGCGTGTGTTGAAATCACTGTACGCAAAGTCCAACAACTGGACAACATGATCCTTTTCCCATAGTGTGTTACGGCTCTTAGGTGTACGCCTACGCACAGAGTTGAAAGGGTTGCTGCTTACCATCTCCATACGCAAGCCGTGATTGTACACGACTCGCGCAACTGCCATTGTCTTGTTGGCAAAATGAATACCTCGCTGGCACCAGATATCATACGCTGTCTTGCACATTTTAGTTGTCAATTTCTTGACATCTACTTGGCGGAGGGATTTCCCCTCCACCCTAGTGTCCAATACTTGGCGCAAAAGATACTGATAGTCAGCTTTAGTTTCATCCCGTAAGTCATTGTATTCATAGGATGAATAGTAATCACTAACCATGTTCTTGAAGCTAGTCATATTCCGAATGCCAACAGGATAACCATGCCGACGATTGCAATAATGATGTCCATTTTATTTTTCTCCTAATCGCAAGAATCCCAACGAGACATAACTGCTGTGTATTTGTTAGTCTCAGGATTGTGTGTTGTCCTAGTCACTCTGGTGTCGTACCCCAAGGGGTGGTACCTCGTAAGATACCACTCGATTTGTTCATCCAAATCTTCCTTGGTTGTAGCGACTAACGTCTCTTGTACATTTCTTGGCATCTAAAAGTCCCATTCTTTGATGTCAACATCCTTATCAACAAGTGCGCGTTTCAGCCCCCACCATGCGTCATCTACTGCGCGTAGGTCATCGTAGTCTAGTGAACACAACTCACTCACGCGAGTACGAATCGGTACCCATGCCTTGAGCATTGCCAGCATAGCTTGCTGTTGATTAGGTGTCATAGATTTCCAGCACTCAGTTGCTGCTTCTTGGTTGATTTCCCATTCTGTTTTGTCACTCATTATATTGCTCCTTTCATCCAGCCAGGAATGTCCCGACCCTTGTTGTATCTTGCAAACCTAGACTTGTCTGCAATGTAAAAATTACGATACGCCTTGATAGGCCAGCGTTCATTGGTCTTCAACTCATCCATACCACTGAAGCATTGAGGATGCTTGGTAACATGGTTGATGGTATCGACAGGCAAGAATTGTTTGCCGTCAGCCAATGCCATAAAGTGTTTACCTGCGCCATGCATCTTACCGTAGCGATATGTATATTCTTCTAGCATAGCTGCGTACAAATTGAAAGCATAAACGTAGTTGGCTTGGCTACGCATTGCCCATATAGTGCATGGGTGCTTCTGATGTACAGGTTTGTACAAGCTATGTTCTTCTGCATACTCTGGTGCGTGATGCCACAGTGTGGTGCATAACATCTGCGCTTCTTCCAATGGCATCTTCACAATGTGTTGGTCGCATAGCTGTTTAGCTATGGCCGTTGGATGATGGTCAATAAGAAATCTGTTCATCCTGCAAACCTTTCTACAATTCCAACGATAACATGATAGGCCATCCAGCCAAAGGAACCGAACACACAGGCAAACAAAAGCATCTCTATGCCATCATGTGTGAGGTAGTAGTGCGACACCTTGTCCCATAGCTTACTCATGCTCACCTCCATTGCCTCTGCCAAGCCCACCAAAGTAATTAGGCTTACGTCTGGCTGTCTCGAACACACCTGCCGTGATGAACACGCCAGCAATCAGTAGGGCATGTGCAATGGCACTGATACCAAAGACAGTGACAGAACCTACAGACATGGCAAAGATAATGCACCACATCCATGCCAGCACCTGCATCACCATGTGCCGTGTATTGTTGTCAGGGATGTGGGCCAGCGGATTGTACCGCCAGTCCATCACCAGTTTCCATGCGTTACTCATCACATGGCTCCATTGTAAAGTATACATAGACATCATCTACAGCAATGTGTGGCACGTCCGGCCTCGCGTATTGCTTGCCTGTATATGTGAATGTACAACCCATCTCGTGCTTGTCATTCATGTCATGTATGAACTCAGCGTTGTCTTGCACGAACAATACTGTTGCCATGACTGCTAGTAATCCAATCATAGTATTACCCCTTTCTCTGTCATGCCCCATGTGTTTACTACTGCATCATCGTAATGATGAAAGTAATCTTTCACTTTGTCAATGTCAATCTTGAACCACTCGTTGCGTCGTTCAGTAGCGTACTGTTCTAGTGTACGATGCATGATTGTCTCAGCCTTGCGTCTGTCCACTGTCTGTAGTGTACACACAATCTCGTAGTCACGAAACGGTGATGATGTCTGGTAGCCATTGAGTCTATCTTCTGAATCACTGGCGCAGCCAATCTTCACCCACTCAGGCCATGCCTTGTTGATGATGGCATAGACTTCACCCTGTGGCACACTGTTGATCTGCTGGTGTGACCATGCGTCGTCAAGACTTTTGTAGCGTCCAGGTTTATGCAACGGATGGGACTTAGGAATGTACTTGCCATTCACAAACATGCGTGTCGTATTCTTTTCAGCATGTGTGTCCAGTCGTTGTCGATATCGTCTGTTAGGTGCGACGTACCACCACTCACCATTGTCGAACTCAATGTTGTTTGATCGTGCATAGTTTGTGTCAATCTTCACTGTCATGTGTAATCTCCTTATCGTTTCTAGTATAGGGAATGTCCTCATCGTCTAGCATGGCTAGTACATCTGTGTCAATCCAATCATTATCGAACATCAGTTGTTCCAAGCCCCGCAACATCAGTTGTGTTTCTGTTAGTTCTTCCATGATAGTATCTGTATCCATCAGTCCATCCTCGTAATGAAGTGACCTTCATCTGTAGGCAGGGCAGTGATAGCATAGGGATAGAAGTACACAGTGCCATCCTTTGTATCCATCTTGCCCACATACTGTAGGTCTTCATCCTCATCACAGTTACTCTTGTATGAACCATCTTCTAGTACGTCGCCGCCGAAACGATATAACTCACCAAAGCCATAGCGTTCTGTCATGTAATGCACGATGTCAGATTCACCTAGCAGGTTATACTCTACCACCCAATGCGGCAACAATCCCAGGGATTCTACCAAGTGTTCTTTCGGTGCGTCATAGTGTGTTGTGTTAAGTGTTAGCATTGTGTTGTCTCCTTCATTCCATTAAAGATGTGTGATATTACATCAACTGTCCACCCGTTGCCAAGCATTTTGTAGCGTTGG